GTCTGGCAACAACACTGTCTAATGCTCTCCTGATGATTCCATTCGTACCAACAACCACTGGTGCTGGTTTCTATCACTACATCGTAGTTGCAACTCCTGCTGGATCAACCAATATTCGTTATGATACGAACGGTAACCTGATTACTGATGGTCAGGGATCTGGCGTACAGTTTGCTGGTATCGCAAGTTCAAACTACTATTCTGGACAAACCGCTGCTAATATCAGTGCTGGTGTTCTTCAGGGTATTAACTTCCTTTATCCAACAGCTGTTTACGCAAGAGCAAATTGCACTAACGTACACAGACCATTTGATGGTGGTGTTGAACTTCAGAATGCTAAGAATCCACAGACACAAATCATTCGTCAGACACGTAAATACTTCCGTTATCAGTCTGGTAAAGGTCTGCAGTATTCTACTGGCATCAACTTCAGTCCATCAATTGATGTTTCACACATCACTCATGATGGATCTACATATGCAACTGTTGTTACCAGAAAAGCTCACAACTTCTCCGCTGGCAATAGAATTAAAATTGAAAATGTAAACGTAGCATCTGGTTCTGCAACTCCTTATACTAACCCAGCAAACGGTCTCTACTTCACCGTATTTGATACACCTGATGAATTCACACTTCGTTATGCAACTAATGGTGTACCATCTGATTTATCACCATCTGGATATCCAAATCTCTTCGCATATGAATGGACTGATGCTTCTGTACGTGCTGGTATGTACGATGATCAAAATGGTATGTTCTTTGAATATGATGGTCAAAATCTCTATGCTGTAAGAAGATCTTCTACTGGTCAATGTGCTGGCACAGTATCTGCATCATTCAATAATAATGCAGTTACTGGTGTAAGTACTAAATTTACTAAGCAATTAGTTGCTGGTGATTATATCGTAATTCGCGGACAAACTTATAAAGTAACTTCTGTAATTTCTGATACCAATATTCACATTTCGCCTGCATACAGAGGTGTTGCTGGTTCTAGATTGATTGTAACCAAAGTTGAAGAACTCAGAATTCCTCAGTCACAATGGAATATTGATAAGTGTGATGGAACTGGCGTAAGTGGATTTAAGTTAAATCTGAACAGAATGCAAATGGCGTACATGGATTATTCCTGGTACGGTGCTGGTAGAGTTCGTTTCGGATTCAAGGATACGCATGGTAAAGTATTCTATTGCCATGAAATTATCCACAACAACAAGAAGACTGAAGCATACCTGCGTTCTGGTAACCTGCCTGCACGTTATGAAATCTTGAATGGCAACAACCCAACATATTCACCATCGCTCTACCATTGGGGTGCATCGGTAATTATGGACGGTGCATTTGAGGATGACAAGGCATATCTGTTCACTGCTGCTTCTGGTTCTGGTGGTTCTGACATTATTACAGTTCCTTCAACCCTCTTTGGTACTCAGGTTCCAATTATCTCAATGCGTCTCGCACCTTCCGTAGATAGCTCTCTCGTAGGTGCTCTGGGTTCCAGAGATCTTGTAAACCGAATGACACTGAAACCAAACTCTTGCGGTATCGTTATTACAAACGTTAACAACAGAGCATGTTCTGTTCGTCTGATTCTGAACGGTAACCTGTCGCAGTCCGCTTACTTCACGAACTACGGTTCACCTTCACTGACTCAAGTTATTAAGCACACAGGTGCTATTAATGATACAGTTTCTGGTGGTACAGTGGTATTTGAATTCCGTGCTGCTTCTGCTGCATCGGTAACTCAAGATCTGGGACAACTGATTGAACTTGGTAACTCAATCATGGGCGGTGATTTCGTCTATCCTAATGGACCAGACGTTCTGACTCTCGCGGTTGTACCAACAGATCCTACTACTGGTACTGGCGGTAATACATTCGTAACCGCACGTCTCACCTGGACTGAATCACAAGCGTGATTTTTTCCAAAAACTCAATACGGGAGGGGGGAAACCCCCTCTTTTTTTATAAATACTTTTATAGGAATATTGTAACTTAATGGCCCGTCCCGCATCAAGACAGCAACTGATTGATTATTGCCTCAGGAGATTGGGGTTTCCAGTGTTGGAGATTAATGTAGATGATGATCAGATTGAAGATCTGGTAGATGATGCTATTCAATTTTTCCAAGAGCGTCATTTTGATGGCAATATTCGCACATTTTTAAAATATAAAATCACACCAGAGATTGTAGCAGCAGCAAAAACAAATAAAACTATTACAGTATCTGGAGTTACGCCAGCAACTCTTTATGAGCAAAATAATTACGTCCCAATTCCAGATCACATCTTGAGTATTCAGCAAGTATATGCTCAAGACAATAGTGTATCATCAGTATCTGGTAATATTTTTAGTATCAAATATCAATTATTTTTGAATGATTTCTATAACTTTGGTTCTATGGAAGTTTTAAATTATTATATGATCAAGAGTTATTTGGAAACTCTTGATTGGGTAATCTCAAACTTTAAACCAGTACGTTGGAACAAAAGAGAAAATAAACTTTGGATTGATACTGATTGGGATCAGTTAACTTCAGGAAATTATTTAATTATTGATTGTTATAGGATGCTTGATCCAAATGAAAGCACTGAAATTTGGAATGATGTGTGGATGAAGAGATATCTGACTGCACTGATTAAACGTCAATGGGGACAAAATCTTATTAAATTTAAGAATGTATCATTGCCTGGTGGTGTTACTTTAAATGGTAGAGAAATTTATGAAGATGCTGAAGCAGAAATTCAGCAAATTATGGCAGAATTCCAACTGGCAGCAGAACTTCCACCACTAGACTTGATCGGATAATGGCAAGAAATCTATACTTCACTCAAGGAACTAAGGGTGAACAAAATTTGGTTCAAGATCTTATTGACGAGCATATAAAAATATATGGTCTTGAATGCTATTATATCCCAAGAAAAATTTACGAAGATAAACTTTGGAAAGATATTTACTATTCTGAATTTAAAGATAGTTATCTGATTGAAATGTATCTTGAAAATTTTGAAGGATTTGGTGGTAAAGGTGACATGCTTTCTAAATTTGGATTACGTGTTACTGATGAAATTACTCTCACAGTATCACGCCGTCGCTGGAAAGATTTTGTAGATCTTTCTACTAATAAAATTGTACAAGGAAGACCTAATGATGGTGACCTTATCTTTTTCCCTTTAAATCAAAATGTATTTGAAATTAAATTTGTTGAAAACCAAAGTCCATTCTACCAACTAAATAAATTATATGTTTATACCTTAACATGTGAATTATTTGAGTATGGAGACAGTATCTTTGATACAGGCAATTCTCAAATTGATAACTTGGATAAAGAAAGTGGCGACTATCCTATTATTCTTAATGTTGGTGGTCTTGGTAACTTTACTCCAGGTGAAAAAATTGTCGGATCTCAATTTACGGCGACGGCTTCAGGAGCATTGGTTGGAGGTTATCTTGGCACTATCACAGTAACTTCATCTGGTGCTGGATATACAAGTCCTCCAATAGTTTCTGTCTATGATGCTCAGGGTAACTTTATTGATCACGGTTCATGTACTATTTCTGGAGGTAAGGTTACATCAATAACTGGACCAACAGCAATTTATACATTCTCTGGAGTACCTTCAATTATTCTAGGTGCATCGCCCAAAGATTCAACCGCAAGTGTTGCTACTTGGGATCCAGATAATAGAACTGTTACTGTCGTTTATGCTAAGGGAGACTTTGCTGATGGTGAAATTATCAGAGGAGAAACTTCTAACGCTAAATGGACGATCACTCAAACAGATGATATTGATACTAGCGACGGAATGGATTATTCTGAAAATAGAGAAATTGAAAATGCTGGAGATCTCATCATTGATTTCTCTGAGTCTAACCCATTTGGTCAATTTGGAGATATGGAGGAATTCTTCTGATGTTAGGAAATTATTTTTATCACAAAATTATTAGAAAAACAGTTACTACATTTGGTACACTGTTTAATAATGTACAAATTAAAAAATATGATGCTCAAGGAAATTTTGTAAAGCAAGAAAAAGTTCCTCTGGCATATGGACCTATGCAAAAATTTCTTGCTAGGTTAAAACAAAATCCAGATATTGATAGGAATTTTACTATTAATGTACCAAGATTGTCATTTGAAATGACTGCAATTACATATGATGGTAGTAGAAAAGTTCCACCCATTCAGCAAAATAGAGTGGTAAATAATGAGACAAAAGGATATGATGTACAGTATATGCCAGTTCCTTATAATGTTGAATTTGAATTAGGTATTATCACAAAATCTCAAGATGATGCTTTACAAATTCTTGAGCAAATTCTTCCTTTCTTTCAACCACAATTTACTGTAACTATCGTAATGATTCCAGAAATGGATGAAAAACGTGATATTCCAATTACATTAAATAGTGTTGACTTTAATGATGAATATGAAGGTGATTTAATGGAGCGTAGAACCATTACATATACATTAAGATTTACAGCAAAAACTTATCTTTACGGTCCAATTAGTTCTGGTGACATCATTAAGAAATCTATTGCCAATATTAATATTGGCGATAAGGTCACTAACGCGAGGATTCTTAAATATCAAGTTCAACCAGAAGCAATCAGTGATCAAGATGGCGATAGTGATATTGATGCTGTTGACACAGCATTACTCACAGCAGAAGATGACTTTGGATTTAATGAGGGTATAGAGTATTATGGACCATAAATTTCAAGAAAATATGGAAGATCTTTTTGACATTGAACCAGTAGAAACAGAAGTTGTTTCAACAAAACCTCCTATTCAAAATGAAGAGGATATTGATGCAGATTATAAGTATGCTCGCACGGAACTTTATGAATTAATTCAAAAAGGTCAAGTTGCTATTGATGAACTTATTGAAGTTGCACGCAGTAGTAATCATCCTAGAGCATATGAAGTTGCTTTTCAGGGTATTAAAAATGTTGCTGACATTACAGATAAGTTAGCAGATCTTCAAAAGAAGATGAAAGATATTAAAACAGAAGATAAAAAATCTTCTCCAACAACTGTTAACAATACTATGTTTGTTGGGTCAACTGCAGATCTTGCAAAGATGCTTAAGAACGCATCAAAAAACCTAAATAATCAATAAAAGGAAATTAAGATGAGAACTAGATTACTTGGGACGCAAGTGGCATTATCAACATCTAGTGGCAATACTTTTGGAAATGCTACTGTTGTCAGATTAATTAATACCACATCCAGCGGTGTAACCGTAACTTTAAATGAATCTGATGATAGCACTTTAGTAGGAACTATAACTATTTCTGCTGGTCAAGTAGAGTTTTTAGAAAAAGATTCCGATCAAAGAATTCGTGGAAATGTTGCAGTTTATGGTAACAAGGTTGGATACACACACTAATGGCACAGTATAGCAAACACTACGAAGATTTCCTAGCACAGGAAAAAACAAATTTTGAAGTAGTAATGCTGTCAAATAGTGATGGCATAGTTACAGATTCATATAATCCATTACATGTTGCTTTAGGTGACGGAAACTATGATGCTTTTGGTAGGCAAAGAACTTCAGAAGCATATACACTGGGGGATTACAAACACCTTTATGGTATTGACCCTAATTTTTATGATGTAACCATCAGTGGTGCTACTGTAACATATCAAGAAAATAAAGCATGTGCAAGATTAACTGTTAGTGGAGTTACTGGCAGTAGAGTGATACATCAAACAAAGATGTATCATAATTATATGCCTGGTAAGAGTCAACTAATCAAAAGTACTTTTAATTTTTATGCTGCAGCATCTGGAGTAACCAAGCGTTCTGGATATTATGATGATAATAATGGTATATTTTTTGAACAAACTCCCAGTGGAGAATTAGCATTCAACATTCGTACTTATGTTAGTGGAAGTACTGATGATGCTACAAATAGAGTTG